CGAGGCCAGTGGTGCGGGCACCCACGGCCGAAGCCAGCAGCGGCTGGTCGGACAGCACACCGACCCTACCCTTGGCGCCGTCGTCGGTGCCGGAGAAGAAGATGCGCAGCTTCTCGTGGCGCGCGGCCTCCTGCTCGACGGCGCGGATGTCCTTCGAGACCGCCTTCAGGCGCTCGTCGGTCAGACGGATGAACTCGTCGCTGGCGAAGTAGTCCTCGCCGCGGGCAGCCACATCCTCAACCAGGTCGCCGGTGCTCGAACCGACGAACACACGCGGCCGCGGAGCGACCGCCATCTCGGCGGCCTTCTCCAGCTCGTTGCGGCTGGAGTACAGCTGGGCCAGCGCATCCTTGGTTTCAGAGACCTTGCCGTCGATCTCCTTGAGCGCTCCCCCGTCGCCCATGCTGGCGCGGGAGATGAGCCGGACCTGCTCCTTGATGGTGTCCTCGTCGACCTCCTGCTTGCGCAGGGACCGGACGGTGTTCTCCATCAGGTTCGCGATCGCGGGCCCGTCAGTGGCGTTGCGCAGCCCACCGAACGCGGCGTAGATCTCGGGGGCGGTGCGGGTCTTCCCGGTGGCCGTCGGCTTGACAATGAAGTCGATCGCGGCGTCGTGCCGCTTACCGAAGCCGGCGAGCACGCCACCACCCTGCTTCTGCAGGAGCGCAGCGATGTCGCTGCCGGGCTCGAGCCGGTGCACCACCTGGGCGATGCGGGCGGCCTTGGCGGCCTTGCCTGCCACGATGGTCGGGTCGAGGAAGAAGCGGGAGAAGAAGTCGGCGGAGCCGGAGGCGAAGTCGAACGCCCTGGACTGGTCATCCAGGATCTGCTGGCCCTCGTTGGTCAGGGCCTTGCCGTCGGCGAAGCCCTTCCACAGGTAGGCCCACTCGCGTCCGACCGAGGTCCCGCGGCCGTAGCCGCCGGTCTTCTCGTCGGCCTCCGCCCAGGCGGAGCCGAAGTCGATCGGGCTAGCGTTGTCCTCGACGCCCTTCAAGTCAGCCAGCAGCCGCTGCTCGGTGATGAGCGCGGCGCCGACGGGCTGGGCGATCGCGTTGTCGTACACCCACTCGAGGCCATCCATGGTGGCCTGGATGCCCGGGCTGAAGAGGTTCTCTTCGTCGTCGTCCGGGTTGTTCGGGTCGTTGTCGTCGCCGAAGAAGAGCTGCGTGCCGCGCTGGAAGCCGGTCAGCAGCGAGCCGCCGACCGTCACGTCCTTGTCGAAGCCGGCGCGCGCAAGGTCGAAGGCCGTGGCGGCCGGCGCCCCGATCGTCCACGCGGTGTCCTGCAGCGTCTCCCCGATGCGGTCGACGAAGCCCTTGCCGACGTCGAAAGCGTCGTCCAGGAACCCCATCAGACCTGCGACCTCAGGTAGCGGACGAACGCGGTGAACGAGGTGTTCGGCTGCGGGGTGTTGTCGTGCATGGTCTGCAACGTGGGCAGGTACTTCAGCAGGTACGCCAGGTCGTTGGCCGCGATGTCCGAGGGGTCGAACAGGCCAAGGGCGTCAGAGCCCACGCCGGCACCCGCGTCCGCGCCGGACGTGACCGGCTCACCGGGCCTACCGGAGGGAGCATCCAGCGGGGGAGGCAGCGCGGCAGCAGCGGCCTGCGCGCCTGAGGGAGCGGTAGCGGGCTCGACCTTCGCGATCGGCGCCCCCTGCTGGATGCCCTGGTACTCCGCCTGCTCGCCGTAGCCGGCGTCAGGCAGCCGGCGAACGGCCTGCTTCTTGTCGGCAGGGCCGCCGTCGGTGCGCCTGGAGAGGTTGCCCGGCCCTGAGACCGGGGCGGGGTTCTGAGGGGGCCTATAGCCCCCGTGCGTCTCCGCCATCGTTACCCTCCAGGATCTTCTCCAGCTCGCGGCCCGCCTCGGCTGCGAACCTTTCGCGATCGAGCGTGTAGTTGATGTGCATCCCGATCGTCATCTTCACGTCGCCCAGCCCGGACCGGACCGCTTCGACGCTCTCCTCGACGACTTGCACGCCGATCAGCAGCAGGCTGAGAGGATGGAACCTTCGCCCGCCGACGTAGGCGGGCTCGGCCTCGTCCTCGTAGATCTCGTCCTCGTCCATCAGGCCTGCCGGGCGATCGCAGCATTCGCCCAGAACATGGCCTCCTCGAGGTGCGTGATCGCGAGAGACTTCTCGCGGCCCTCAGGGAGGCGACCGTTCAGGTCGTCCGCCAGCCGGCGGCAAGCCTGCCGAACACTCGTGTGCTCGTTGCGCTTCTCTTCGGTCGATGCAGCGTGGAAGTCGAAGCGGTTAGCGATGTCCTCGGGCTGCATCTTGATCAGCGAGCCTTCTGGCCGTCGTTGCCCGGCGCAGTGTTGTGCTCGTCGAACTTGGCCAGGCCGCCTGCGCGCGGGACAGGGCCCGCCGGCTTGGCGCGCTGCGGGGTACCGGACTCACGCGGCTCCGCGGCCGGGTGAGGGGCCGGGCTCCCCTGCTTGAACTTCCCTACCGTCTTCGGCACGGTGATCTCCTTGGTTGTTGTGATGCTTAGACTTGCTTCCTGGTGCTGGTCACGAGACCCAGGTTCGGGTTGCCGGACGGGCTTCCCTGGAGAGCCATCAGGAGCTGTTCCGCGGGGCCCCCGCCGCCAGGAGCGGGAGCGCCTCCACCGCCGCCCATCAGGGCGGCCATCGGATCCTGAGGTGGTACAGCTCCCCCGGCAGCCGCCTCTTCGAGTGGCGATGCTTGCGGTGGCGGGGCAGCAGGTGCGAACGCCTTGGCTGCGGCGTCCTCGATCGATTCGCCCTTCTGCAGGGCGGTCAGCAGCTCAGTCATCTGCCGCAGGATCAGGGTGGGATCGCCACCCTGCATGGCCATGGCAGGGATCGCCTGCGGCACAGCCGAGACCGCGGCCAGGACGGCTTGACGGACCTGCTCCACGGCGATCTTCTTCTGCTCGGCCGTGACGTCCAGGTCGAACGGCAGCTGACGCATGACCGTGTCCTGGCTCAGGTCGCCAGCGGTCTGCAGCTGCAGCAGGAAGACCAGGGCCCGGTTGGGGTCCAGGCCGGCGGTGAGGCCGTAGGACACCGAGACGGTGTAGTTGCCGTCGATGTCCTTGCTCGGGACGTACTTCAGCTCGAACGGCGCCCCGTCCTGCAGGCCGAACACTGAGCGCTGCACGTTCGGGAAGACCTTCTCGTCCAGCTCGAACAGCATCTCGCCGATGTCGCTGAGCCCGATCGCGGCCTTGCCCTGCAGCGTCTTGATGCGCAGCGTGTCGCCGGTCATCAACGCCTGGACGCCCTTGCCGGTGATGATGCTGGCGTCCATCTCGCCATCCCGCGCCTGCGGGTGGCGGGTGCCGGTACGAAGCTCCTCGCCGAGACCCTGCAGCTCCACGAACGGGTGCTGCGGGACCGACAGGTCCAGCCGGCGGGCCTGCTGCGGGTTGTCGGAGCGGAACACAGCGTTGGGGCCCAGCTCGTACTCCTGGACGTCCATCGGCAGGACGGTCGGCGCGTTGGCCACGTCCTCGGCGATCTTCAGGGTGTACTGCGCGACCATCGCCCGGGCCATCTGCACCCACACGACGTCGTCGTACGCACCCCGCGGCCTGTCACCAATCTTGGGACGCTCAACGACCACGACACGGCAGCGGCCAAGGGGGTTCCGCATGGACTGCAGGACCACACCGGCCTCGGGGACGAAGATCATGTCCTCGTCGGCGCCGTAGTAGGCGACGACCTCGACATCGCTCTTGCGCTGCGACATCAGGTCGCGCCAGGTCTCCGCGTACTGGTCGTACTCCCACGCCAGCTCCTGCAGGGAGCGGCGGAAACACTGAGCGAACCAGACGGTCTTGCCCTTGCGGTTCAACGCGTAGTAGCTGTTGAAGGTGTCCAGCACGTAGGCGCAGGGCAGCTGGGCCTCGTAGTCGATGTCGGCGAGGTACGCGCCGAAGCCGTAGCTGTTCAGCTGGTCCGCGAACCGGATGTTCTGGTCACCGAGCCGGCTGTGCTGGATGTAGTGGTTGATGATCTTGGTGCGCTTGTCGGCCGCCTTGCGGGCGGTCTCCGTCGCCATGTTCGGGTTCGAGCATGTGAAGCTCGGCAGCGGGGCCGTCGCCTCAGCTGTCGACTGGGCGGCCGTGTCGATGAAGTTGGCGATCATCGGCTCGGGCACGTCCTGCGGGAACAGCCCTGGGGCTACCTCTTCCCAGCGGCCCTCACGCACGGCCTTGATCTCGTACATCTTCCGGCGGCGCTCCGCCGAGGTGCGGCGGGCGATCTCAAGGTTGGCCATGGCCTTCTGGATGGACGGCATGTCAGATCACCGCCCTCTGCCTGAATTCGTCAAGGTGAACCACGCCGGCCTTTGCTCTGTCGCGCGGCGAAGTCTTGCCGCTGAACTTCCTCTGTTGCCGGCGCTGGCCGGCCTTGGTGCGGTCCCGCGCGCCAACCTCGAAGAACCACAGCGCCATCACGAGGTCGCACGCGGTCTTCTTCGGGTCCAGCTCCGGGGTCCAGTAACCCAGTTGGTCGATCAGGGCCTTGATGCCCTTCGAGTCGTCCGGCCGGGGCAGTTCGATCGACGGCGGGAAGATGCACTTCGTCGAGCCGTCGTCCATGTTCTGCCAGGTGCCGAACAGCGGGGTCATGCTGGCGACACCGAAGCCGGTGTCGAACTTGTTGGAGCCAGTGAAGTGCGGGGAGAGCCGGACACCGCGGACGGTGAGCCACTGGTTAAGCTCGAAGTCCTGGGTGAACATCGTCAGCAGACCAGTCTTCTCGATCCGCCACTCCTGCACGCCGTACTCGATGGTGACGGCCTTGATGCGGTTCTTCAGTTCCTGCGGCGTCGGCTGCTTGATGTTCCAGGCGTCGTAGATGTAACGCTTCCGGGTCGAACGGTGCACTCCCCCGACCACCATGGCGGCGTAGCCGCTGGTGGCTGGGTCCAGGGAACCGATGATGTAACACTCGTCGTGCGGGACCGCGATCATGCCGCCGTCCTTGCCGGCGCGGCGACCCTTGTTGACTGCCTCCTGGATCGCGTAGCTCGGGAACGTGGAATCCCCGTCGATCTCGAGCTGCATGTACGCCTGGTTCCAGACGTCGGCGTCAACGCCGTCACGCACCATCGACAGGTGCACCCCGTCGAACCGGGGGTAGGTCCCGTCTGTGCCCTCCCGGCACTCATCCTGCCCGCAGGGGCAAGGGTCGTCCTCCGTCCACCACGAAGTGGTGGAGCGGGGCCACAGCGTCACCCAGTTGGCGGGGTCGGGGTCGTCCTCGAGGAGCGCGGGCTGAGACAGGTACGTCCAGGGGGTCTTGCCGGACTGGAAGTTCGAACCCTGCCGCAGCTGCCAGTACAGGTCCGCCGGCTCAATGCGG